TCGGCAACGTCATTCCATGAGGAAAAGCGGCTGACCCTGAAACAGCGCTGCGAAATGGCGGCTGATCTGGCAACCCATGACAAGCCGGTCACGGTCTGGTGCGAAACCAATGATGAAAGCACAACGCTGGCCAAAATGATCCCCGGTGCAATCGAAGTGCGCGGCGATCTTGACCCCGACGAAAAAGAACGCCGACTGCTTGGCTTTGCCGACGGTGAATATCGGGCAATCGTGACCAAGCCTAAGCTGGCAGGTTTTGGCGTCAACTGGCAGCACTGCTCGCATGCGGTATTTGCCTCGATCAGCTTTTCATATGAGCAGCACTATCAGGCCGTTCGCCGGTCGCATCGCTTTGGGCAGTCGGAAACCGTGCGCAACGATATCGTGATCAGCGACACCGAGGCGTCAATCTGGGACGTGATCAACGTCAAATCGAAAAAACACGACGAGATGAAACGGCGCATGGCCGAAGCCATGAAATCAGCGCAAACGAACGCCAAACGCAGGGTCGTATATGATCGCCCGCTTGATTTGGCATTTCCTGAATGGGTGAGGACCGGACAATGAAACAACCTGAATATCAAGGCGCCGGATGGGCACTGCACAACTCAGACTGCATTGAAGGCATGCACGCCATGCCAGAAAGCAGTGTGGATTGTATGATTACAAGTCCGCCGTTTGGGGACTTATTCGTTTATTCCGACAGCGAGCGCGATCTGGGCAACGCGGGCGGCGGCGCGCAATTCATCAACCAATACAAATTCTTCGCTGATGCGCTAACCCGTGTGATGAAGCCTGGCCGCATGGTTTGCGTGCATTGCACTGATCTTCCGATGCGCAAGGGCCGCGATGGGGCCATCGGTCTGCAAGACTTCTCAGGTGATCTGATCAAGGCGCACACTGACGCCGGGATGATTTACCATGGCCGGGCGACGATCTGGAAAGACCCCGTAGTCGAAATGCAGCGGACGAAAGCGCTGGGCCTGCTATACAAGCAGATCCGCAAAGACAGCGCCATGAACCGCGTCGGCATGCCAGACTACATGCTGTTTTTCCGCAAGGATGGTGACAACCCGGATCGGATCGAACATTGCGCGCCGGGAGACATGAAAGAAGCCGTCAAAATTGTGCGTAAGTGGCTGCACGAAATGCACCGGCAAGGGCTGGCATCCGAAACGCCAACTGATGATCAAATCTCTGCACTGATCCCGCACGCCGAATTTGATGTGTACGAATGGCAGAAATTGGCGTCGCCCGTCTGGATGGATATTCAGCAGGGCAACGTCCTGAACCGCATGAAAGCCGCCGGGGATGAGCGCCACGTCTGCCCGCTGCAATTGGACGTGATAGACCGTTGCCTGCGTCTCTACAGCAAGCCGGGCGATGTTGTCATGGATCCATTTAACGGCATCGGGTCAACCGGATATCAGGCTGTCAAGCAGTTCCGCCGCTATCTTGGGTTTGAGCTGAAACCGGAATATGCCGCGCAAGCCGGAAAGAACTTGGCCGAGGCGGCGTCATCGGTGGGTGATCTGTTCGGTGCCGCAGCATGACACTGCAAATCGAACTGGACTGGATGAAATTCAACGTGCCAGCGGTGATAGGTCGTCATCGCTGCACATGCCCTCAATGCAGCGCCACACGCGAAAAGCAATCGGAGAAGTGCATGGTCGTGGATATTACCGAAGACGGATTCAGATGGTTTTGCCACCACTGCGCTTGGGATGGGTCATTGGAGTGCGTGCAATGAACCGCACCCCACTTCCCACCCGTAGACCCAATATTACCACGGAAGCGCTGTGGAATGACCACCTGATCACAGTCACTGTCGGCTTTGACCGCCAAGGCAAGCCGCGCGAATGTTTTGCCAACACCCTGCGCGGCGGTGCCATCGCAGCAAGCCTGGCCGATGCAGCCGTCCTGATCAGCATCGCCTTGCAGCACAACATCAGCCCCGCCGATCTGGGGAAATCGCTGGGCCGCGTCCCGGCATGGATCAACGGCGAACAGGTCGAAGCCCCGGCAAGCCCGGTCGGCACGATTGTCGCGTGTTTGGTGGAGTGTGAGCTATGACCGACCTATCCCCATATCAAATCACCAGCGCAAAATCCGCGCCGGTTCTGCCGCCCAAGGTGCAGGCGACGATGAAACCTTTCGGCGCATGGGACGAGGAATCCCTTGCCGCAGCATGGGCCAAATCAGCGCGAGCAGAACGGCACCAAGCCGCAGCGCCAACCTCAATCGAAAATAACGGCCATCGCCTTCCGGATGTGCCCGAGGCGTCAACGCTTGCCGTCATGCGCCGCCTGATCGGCAAAAAGCCCATATCCGCATACATGCTTTCCCGTGCTGCTGGGCTGACCCAGTTGAAATGCCAGAAGGCCGCACAATGGATGGTAAAGCAGGGTGAGGCCAAGATCACGGAAAGTCGGCGCGGCGGGAAAACCATCATCGCCTATTGCGCCTTCAATGCCCCGGACAAGCGGGAAAACGTGAAGGACCGTTACACCGCCTATCCGATCACCGTTCGCGGCGTGACCTACCCCAGCTTCAACGCCTGCGCCGAGGCTTTGGGCGTGACCCCCGCGACGGTCTATTACCACTGGCTGCGCAAGACGGCTGACAAGATCGGGATGGGCCGCTGGAAAGATGGGAGTGCAGCATGAAGATCAAAGCAACCTATCGCGCGCAGGAAGGCCGCTTTGACCCAGACGTGAACCCCGGCCAAACGCGCGAGGTATTCACCGACCGGCCAACGCACAGCAAAGTGCTGGGGCCGGATGGCTGGCCGCTGGAATACGAATATGAGCCGCTTGGTTTTGATCTGACCGCGAGGAGCAATGCATGACCACCATAACCAAACCCACCAAGGCCCGCACCAAAGCCGCACGCCGCCGCAAGAGCAAGATCAGCCTCGCCAACGGTGATACGGCCAACAGCCGCCCGACAGGCCGCGACCGCCGCCACACCAACCAGCCAGCCGAGGATGCGCGCACGGTCGCCCTTGCCGCCCGCGTTCGCGTGCATGGCATCGCCGCCGACGCCGCCACAAGCCCGCTTTGCACCGACGCGGTGGATCGCTGCATCATGGCGCTGGCAAAGGACCAAGCCGCAGTTGCGCAGACATGGCGGGCCATCATCACCGCGCAGCACAACTTCAGAACCCGGATCTTGGGCCAAACCGGCTATCCGAAAGGCGCGGCAATCGCCATGGTGCCGGATCGCATGGAAGCCGACACAGGCCACACCATCGACATTCGCACAGCCGACGAAAAGGACGCAGCCGCCAAGCGCGCATGGGCATTATGGGAATCCGCAATCAAGGCGCTGCCCGTGCCGCAGTACATCTGGGCTATCCGCAACGCGCTGAACGGCGGTATGGATGGTGAGGGCGGCGACGTGTGGCGTAATGGTCAGCCGACTGCGCGCGGGCGGGCGCTGGTGGATGCGCTTGTGGCAGTTGGCGGGTGACACCACCACCCGTTGACAAACCACCTATATGGTGTAGGCTGACGATAATCAGATGAACTGCGCCGGGGGAAACCTTGGCGCTTTTTGCGTTTCAAGAACATGGCGAGGCTGACATGGCAGACGACCGGGACGAAGCCGGGCGCTTTCTACCGGGCAATCGCCAATGGGAGGCGCGCAGCAGCGCAGGGCCAAAGCCAAAATTTTCCGACGAGGATGCGCTATGGGCTGCGTGCTGCGAATACTTTGCGTGGGTATCGGACAACCCGCTGCAAGAGGCCAAGGCGTTTTCTTACGAAGGAAAGGTCACGGTTGCGGCGTTGCCAAAAATGCGCGCGATGACCATCACCGGCATGTGCTTGTTCCTCGATGTGAGCCGCTCAACATGGGATGAGTGGAGAACGTCGCGTCCCGATTTGTCGGACGTCATCACGCGAGCAGAGCAAATCATCTTCACCCAGAAGTTCGAAGGCGCATCTGCGGATTTGTTGAATGCCAACATTATATCCCGCGAACTCGGGCTGGCTGATCGTCAGGTTCTAGCTGGAACAGGCAAAGATGGTGCAGTCCTGATCGATACGCCGGAACTTACCCCACTCGAAACCGCGCGGCGCATGGCGTTCATTCTCGCCTCGGCCTTGCAGGAGAAACCGGAATGACCCTAACGCCAAGCCAAAGACCGTGGGAACCCTTGGATGTCGTCATTGAGAACGGCGCGTCTCTGTCGGTGGCCTATAACCTGCGCGGCAAAATCCCAGTCGGCATTTACATATCGGCGGCATGGACTGCGGCAGATCTGACGTTTAGGGTGTCGCCAGATGGGGTGAAGTACTACAACCTGCACACATCGGCGGGGGAATATTCCCTGACAACGTCTGCCGGGATTTTCCTGTCGCTGAGCCAAGAAAACTTTGCGGGCACCAACTTCATCAAGGTCCGGTCTGGTACTGGCGCGGTGCCGGTCAACCAAGCTGCGGCACGGGCGCTTGTTCTGATGTGCGCGTTTCCTGATCCGGCCTGATGCAACTTGACGACATTCTGGCGCGGCTGAACGCGCTGCCGCCAGATGCACGAAAAGAGGTTGAAGACGCAGCACTGAAGGCAACGGCTGGGCGGAAGTTCATTCCATCACCGGGGCCGCAAACTGAGGCATATTTCTGCAAAGCCGATGTGCTGCTCTATGGCGGTTCTGCTGGCGGCGGAAAATCAACGCTGCTGGCCGGGCTGGCGCTAGAAGAGCATCGGCGGTCGTTGATCGTGCGGCGTCAAGTCGGCGACCTTGATCCGATCATTGACGAGGTGCTGAAGATCCACGGTACCCGCGACGGGTTCAACGGGTCAGTGCCGCAAAAGCTGCGGTTTGGAGAAGGCAAGCAGATTACGTTCGGCGGGCTGGCATCGAAGGACGACTGGCAGAAGTTCCAAGGCAATGCGCGCGACTTCCTCGGCGTTGATGAAGCCGCGCAATTTATGGAAAGCCAAATCAGAATGCTCATGGCGTGGGTGCGCTCTGATGTAGAGGGGCAGCGCACGCGGACGGTTCTTGCATCCAACCCGCCGTTGGAATCGCAAGGTGATTACCTGATCGGCATGTTTCGTCCATGGCTGGACTTGACACACCATAACCCAGCCGGGCCGGGCGAATTGCGGTGGTTTCTGACTGATCCTGACGGCAATGACATGGAGGTTGATGGGCCTGAGTGGCACCAGTTCCCCGGTCAAGCCGAACCGAGTATACCGAAGAGCCGCACGTTCATTCCGGCGGCGCTGCGCGACAATCCTTTCTTGACGCATGACAGCCAGTATCAGGCACAACTCGATAGCCTTCCTGAGCCGATGCGATCCGCTCTGCGTGATGGAAACTTCATGCTGGCGCGGATTGACGATCCTTGGCAGGCCATCCCGACGCAATGGATCAGGGAAGCGCAAGCCAGGTGGACGGATCAACCGCCAGCCCATGCGCCAATGAGTGCAATCGCGGCTGACATCGCACAAGGCGGTGCGGATCAGACGATCTTGCAGGCGCGGTTTGATGGCTGGTTTGCGCGGGCCATGGTGTTTCCGGGGTCTGAGACCCCAACTGGCAATGAAGTGGCCGGGCTTATCATCGCTAACCGGCGCAGCAATGCCACTATCGTCTTGGACATGGGCGGCGGCTATGGCGGTGCAACGCTGATGCGCCTGCGCGACAACGGCATTGAAGGTATCATCAGCCACAATGGTGCAGAGGCATCGGCGCGCAGGTCGGCAGATCAGCAATTCGGCTTCTTCAACAAGCGGTCTGAGGCTTATTGGCGGCTGCGTGAAGCGCTTGACCCGGCGCAGGATGGTGGATCGGCGATTGCTCTGCCGGATGATCCTGAACTGGTGAGCGATCTGACGGCCCCGCGATATGAAATCACAGCGCGCGGCGTGAAGATCGAAGCGAAAGATGACGTTGTGGCCCGCCTCGGTAGATCACCGGACAAGGGCGATGCGGTTGTCATGGCGAACGCCTACGGGCCTAAGCTTATGACCCACGGCAACGAATGGCGGAAATTCAGCGGATCGGGCGGCGGTAGGAAAACCATCAAGGTTGTCCAGAGCCACGCAAACGCACGGAGAAAATGATGGCACGCAAACCGAAACCTGCGGAAAAGCCCGAACAGAAGCCCATCGCGGGTCCGGGCGGCAGCACCGAAACCGTCAAGCAACCGGGGGATTTGATCTAGGTGGTTTTGGCCTTGCGGTTGCGGCGGTTGTTGGCCTGCTCTTTTGGCGTCGACCATCGGCAATTGCTGGGGCTATAGCCTGCGTCGTTGTCAATGCGATCTAGGCTTGTGCCATCTGGCTTTTCGCTCATGTCTTGCAGGAATAAGGCGAAGTCGTTCCATCGTTCGCAAATAGTGATGCCGCGACCGCCCCAGTCTGGGTAGCGTTTGTTCTTTGGGTTGAGACATCTTTCTCGCATTGCGGTCCAAGATGAGTAGGTGCGGCTGCGGCGGTTAGGGTGCCCATGTCCATGTTTCCATTTTGCCGCGCTGACCTTTTCCTTACACAAGCAGCCGCAAGATTGAGTAATGCCTTTGTTCAGGTTTGCGCTGGTATGCTCTGACGTGTTGCCGCACTCGCAGGAGCAACGATACACAGTTTTGGTGCCGTCAGACCCGAGGCGTTCGAGCACAGTCAGTCGCCCGAACACTTGGCCAATGGATATCCGTTTGCGCCCAACAAGGCATCCGCAAGATTTGGTTGTGCCAGCCGTAAGCCCGATGCTTAGGACTTCAGATTGATTGCCGCAGTCACAAAGGCAGGCCCAAAGGCTTTTGCCGCTACGCGATCCTAACCGACCGATAACAGTCAGTGAGTGGAATCTGTCGCCAATGGCGATGAGGTTTTTCTCTTTCATATAAGGAGTATACATCATTTCTGGACTTTTCAAAACCCCCAAGATGCCGGAAGTGGCAAAACCCACGCCCATGCCGGATGAAACGCAGACTACAGCGGCACGTCGCAAGCGCGTGGCGACCGATACAAAATCAAGCGGCGCTCAGTCCACCATCCTGTCGGCTGGCGGTCGGGAAACGTTGGGCGGGTGATGCTGCACACTGACGCCCGTTCCATTGTCTCGCGTGGTGATCGCCTGTTCTCGCAGAAATCACCACTGGACAGCCGGAATCAAGATATCGCTGACCACTTCTACCCTGAGCGGGCTGACTTCACGGTTACGCGGTCTTTGGGCGAGGATTGGGCGGATCACCTGACAACCGGCTATCCGTCTATGGTGCGGCGCGATCTTGGCAACTCCTTGGGTTCCATGCTGCGACCAAAGGGCCAGCCATGGTTTCACGTCAAGGCCGGGCGTGAGGACGAAAACGACCAGATTGACCACGAGGCGCGCAAGTGGCTTGAATCCGCGACCAACGCACAGCGCCGCGCGATGTATGATCGCAAGTCGCTCTTCACGCGGGCAACGAAAGAGGCTGACCACGATTTTGCTGCATTTGGCGGGGCGGTCATCACGACCGAACTGAACCGCCGTGATAACACGCTGCTCTATCGCTGCTGGCATTTGCGGGACACGGCCTGGGCCGAAGACAGCTACGGGCAGATCGGGGAAATTCACCGCAACTGGAAACCGACCATTGAAGAGTTGTGCCAGTCCTTCCCGTCAACGGTGCATGCTAAAGTCACTGAGCGGCGTGAAAAAGAACCGCATGAAAAGGTGCTTGTGCGTCATTGCGTGATCCGCGCTGACCAATATACCGGCACCAAGTTTCGCCAGCCATGGGTGTCGCTGTTCATTGACTGCGAAAACCAGTCCATCCTTGAAGAGCGCGGCTCGTGGACGCAGATTTACACCATCCCGCGTTGGGCCACGATTTCCGGTTCGCAGTACGCCTACAGCCCTGCATCGCTGATTGCCCTGCCGGATGCGCGGTTGTTGCAGGCGATGACACTCTCGCTGCTTGACGCTGGTGAACGCGCTGCCAACCCGCCCATGGTCGGTGTGGCGGAAGCCATTCGCGGCGATCTGAACGTATATGCTGGCGGGTTCACGGCGGTTGATGCGGAGTATGATGAACGGCTGGGTGAGGTGCTTCGCCCGCTGTCGCAAGACAAGTCTGGTCTGTCTTTCGGCATGGATCTTTCCGAACGTACCGCAAAGATGCTGCGCGAGGCGTTCTACCTCAATACGCTGTCGATGCCGCCTGCGGAAGGGCGTGACATGACGGCCTATGAGGTCGGCCAGCGGGTGCAGGAATACATCCGCAATGCTCTGCCGCTGTTCGAGCCGATGGAAAACGACTACAACGCCACGCTCTGCGACATCACCTTCGATACGATGCTGAAAGCAGGCGGATTTGGCCCGCCGGACAACATCCCGGCGTCCATTCGCGGTCAGGAAACCACGTTCGCGTTTGAATCGCCTCTGGCGCAGATGATCGAACGCCAGAAAGGCCAGAAGTTCCTTGAGGCCAAGGCTATGATTGCCGAAGCCACGGCGATTGATCCGGCTGCGGTCCAGATCATGGACTTCAAGGCAACCCTGCGTGACGTGTTGAATGGCATCGGTGCCCCGGCCAAATGGCTGCGCTCGCCTGAAGATGTGAAGGCCGCAGAAGATGCACAGGCGGCACAGGCTCAGGCCGCGCAGTTGCTCGGCACCATGCAACAAGGCGCGGACGTGGCTGAAACGCTGGGCCGGGCCAGTCAGTCGCTGGGTGTGATGTGAAGAGGCGCGACCCTGCGTGGCTACCGGCCCGGTACGATGTGACGGACATCTATGCTTTGCAGGCAGTGTTTCAGGGCATTGCTGATCCATCGCAGCAACGCCGCGCGCTTGATTGGATCATCAACGCCGCAGCGGAAACATATGAACTTTCGTTCCGGTCAAACGATGCGGGCGGGGAACGGGAAACGGCGTTCGCTGAAGGCAAGCGACACGTTGGAATGCAGATCGTCAAGATGATCAACATGCCGCCGGACTTGGTGGCGAAACTCAGGAGCAAAGATGGCTGATACTGTAACCCCGGCCCCGGCAGCGGACAACCCGGCAGGACAAGTAGCGGATCAAGACACGGTGCAGGGTGCCGATACGCTCGCAGGCCAAGACACACTTGCAGGCGCTGATACCATCGCTGGCGGTGAAGACAACGTTGTTGCCCCGGATTGGCGCGAAGACTGGCGCGATCTGATGGCGGGCGGCGATGAAAAAGAACGCAAGCGGCTGGATCGGTTCCGCAGCCCCGTCGATGTTTACAAGTCCAACCGTGAGTTGGAAAAAAAGCTGTCCTCGGGCGACGTGAAGGCCAAGCTTCCGGCGGATGCCACGCCAGAACAGATCGCGGCATGGCGCAAGGACAACGGCATTCCCGAAAAGCCCGATGGCTATCTGGAAAAGCTGCCGTCCGGTCTGGTGATCGGCGACGACGACAAGCCCATGTTGGAAGGCTATCTCGCAGAGGTTCACGGAGCCAATGCCTCGCCGGAAGTTGTGGCGAAGACGCTGGATTGGTACTACCGGCAACAGGATATCGCCGCCGCTGCTCAAGCTGATGCTGACAAGGTATTCAAGCAATCGGCAGAGGATGCGCTTCGGGCTGAATGGGGCGCAGAATATCGCGGCAACGTCAACTCGATCATGTCGTTCCTTGATGCCGCCCCGCCAACAGATGACGGCAGCCCGCTCAAGGGCCTTCTGATGGGTGCAAGGCTTTCGGATGGGACATTGCTGGGCAACAACCCAACCGCGCTGAAATGGCTTGCCAGCCTCGCGCAAGAGGCAAACCCAGCAGGGTTCATTGCCCCCGGGGCGGGCCCTTCGCACCTAAGCGTGGT